GGAAATTTACTACATACAGTTGAAGATTTAGAAAACAAGATTTGTGATTTAACTACATTACTTGAGCATTATGAAAAAATAAATAATAAAAGAATAAGAAAAAATATTCTTGCTCATAAAGACGAAATAGATAATATGTACTAATGTATAATAGTAATTATCAACAACCTCATTAACCAATTAGGTCGGAGCTAACGCTCCTCCTTTTTTACTATTAACTATAACAATTAAACTAGTATAAATTAAATAATTAAAACTATGGCTAAGAAAGCTAAGAAATCAGTAACAGGTAAACATGTAGTAACAGTAGCACCAACTAAGAAAGCAACTAACTTTGCTGCTGGTGTATTTATCAAAGAAATTAAATTTGATAACGGTTCATCAGTAATAAAAGTAAACTTCAATGCACGTCAGTTCTGCAATTGGATGAAAGACAATGTTGATGACAAAGGTTATGTTAAGACAGATGTATGGAGCAACAAAGAAGGTAGTAAGTATACTCACAGTATGAGTCATAATGACTACAATCCTCAGCAAGCAGCTAAAGCTGAACTAGAGCAAACTCTAGAAGCTATGCCATTCTAATGAGCATACTAGCAATATCATTCTTCGCTGCCGTTGGTTATTATATCATAGTATATAAAGCCATCGGTAGGAGAAGGTTAGGTAAAACGCAGACATTTTGGGACATAGTATTCACATTACTACTACCAATATTGTTCATAGGTACATTCAGTGGACTGGCAACAGCAGTGGTAGCAGGAGTATTATTCTCCCTATTCACAGCTATGACACCAGCACCTAGTGATGAAGACATGTAATAAAGAGAAAGCGCTTAGTCGCTTCCTTTTTTACTATTTACTATAATTAACTAATACTTTTATAATGAAAAAAGAAACTTACGAAATCACTACAGAATATCTTAATGATTTAAAAAAACTACTAGACTCTAAGTCTGGAAAAGTAACAAAATACCAGTTAGCTCATGCATCATTTAGAAAGAGATGTGCAGACTGGATAATAACAGATGTAGATAATATGACTATCACGTACCTATCTGGTACACAAAGAACATTACCTACATATAATGAACTCATGAAAAGAGTTAAGATGTCTAATGATGACTACAATCCTAAGAGAAGAAAGTATATCGCTAGGTATTGGAAAGTAATAAATGCTTTCAATAAGCATAGAGCAAGATTTAAAAATAAAAGAAACACAATAGCTAATAGCCTTAGTCCTCAACAGATTAGAGCATTAGCTTCACAAATATAAAATAAAGAATAGTGAATACAAGTCTACACACTTGTCCTGGTATGTCTGAAATAGGAAAGGCAACATAAAGTTAATGTGTATGTAGTTGTTGGATGCTCCCATTGCAGTAATGGATGGAGCGACACTAAAGTCATATAAAGAAAATAAATAAGGTTTGACTAACTATTCTTTTATATAATAGGTTGGGAGTAGGAGCGTGTGGCCACGGAAAGATAACTAAAATTTGCTGTTATTACTACTCCCTTCCTTTTCATAAAAGAGATGAGTGAATATATAAATAGTAGCCAAACAATGCCATGTGCGGTACTATTAAATAGTTAACGCGCTAACAGCAATTTTGCTGGTTGACGGTCCGATTCTGCTCATCTCTTTTTTTACTAACTAAAAACTAAAACTATGGAAACAAACGAATTAACTGCAAAAGAAAAAGAAATGCTTTTAGGATTAGTAACACAAGCAATAGAGGAAATTGGATTAGGAGAAATGGAGTATCTAAAACCTTTACAAAAGATAGAGCAAAAGCTAATGAATATACTAGAAATAAATTATTAATTAAACTTAAACAAAATGAAATACAAATTATGGGATAGGCAAATGAATTGTTATAAAAGTGATTGTGAATATAACGATATAATATATAGTGATAAAGAATATATAGAGTGTGATTTATACAACTACCACTCAATAGATTATGGTGGATTGGAAGAAAAAGAATTTAACGAATTATCGCTTCAAGGAATGTTGATGTTGTTTGACTGGGAAGTACATAACGCTAAAACAAATAAAATTATTAATTAAAACTAAATAAAAACAAATAATTATGCCAAATTGGTGCTGGAACAACCTGACTGTAACAGGAGACGAAAAACAACTACAAGACTTTGTAGAAAAATCAATGAGTACATATGATGATGGTACTGAAAGATTTATATTTAACGGAACACATCCTATGCCTGAAGATCTAAACATAACTAAAGGCACACAAACACAAGATGAAAAAGAACAAGCTATTCTTAATAAAGCTAAATATGGTTATACTGATTGGTATGACTGGCATCTTGGCGAATGGGGAACTAAATGGGACGCTTGTGAGTCTTATATAAATAATAATGATATACATTACTTTAGTGTATCATTTGACACAGCTTGGGCTCCTCCTATAAATTGGCTAATAAATATAGCTATGGATTATCCAGATTTAGAATTTGAATTAGAATATGAAGAACCAGGCATGTGCTTTGGTGGAACATTTACAATACAAGGAGATGATGGGCAAGACGCTCAATGGGATTTAGACGCAGCTTCTGAATGCTGTAACGCAGAGGTATCATTTGATGATGACTACGAAGCTAAATGCCTTGTGTGTGGAGAAGAAACAGAAACAATAAGTATTAACGTGGCTGATATTAAGCCTGCTAAAATTAAAGCGAATGAAAATTAAACAAGTAGGTAAACGACTAATCAACTCTTATGAAGATTGGAGAGAGTATATAGTAACACATCACGAAGTAACTAAGATGAAAAATAAAACAATAGAACTCAGTAATAAAGCATTGGAAATTTTAAACTTAAAAAAATTAAAGAAATGAGTAAAATAGAAACAACATCAATATCCTTCAATGTAAGTAAGTCTATAAATATAGGCAACTTTGAAGCAGTAAAGATTAACTATGGGCAAAGCATCACAGTTGATCCAACTAAACCTGTAGAAATACAGAGAGAAATGTTAATTGAAGAGTGCTACAAAGTAGTAAAAAGAGAGACTGAAATATGGGAAGGGTTAAAAGCCGTTCAACATATTGATAGAAATAAGAAAACTAATGTAGTTAAAGCAAAGAGCTTTACGAGTTTTAAAGACTAGCAAGAGCATTAATATTATGAATAGACTAGAATTAGAACTAGCTAATGACATTAAGAGACTAGCTATAGCTATGGAGAAGCTAGTAAAACTAATGACGAAGGCAATAAAAGACAACTCATGAAAATAAAAGAATATAGAATTAGAGTGAGAAGAGAGTATACCACAGATGTATTTCTGAAATTCCCTGATGATGGCAGAGACCATAAAGAAGACCTCAACGATAAGATGCTTGGAGGAGATTCATACATGTGGGATCATATAGCAGAGGAAGAATTAAAACAAATGGACATAGCTCACGAGGACTATGAGATAACTTTAATAAAATAAATATGGATAATATAATAGGTAAGTTGATGAGCCTCATGTCTGAAGAGATTGAGAATAATAAAGACAACAAGAATAATGAATCTCTTGAATATAGGCTAGGTAAGAATGATGCTTACTCTACAGTACTCACTATGATGACTAAAGCAATGGTTGCTGAAAGTGATAAAGTAAGTAAAAGAATAGACAAACAATTAATGGACGACAAAAACAACAACTCAGAATGGAAGAATTAAAAACACAAATAAGAGGCTTACAGGCAGAAATACAAGCATTAGACTCTAATAGAGAAGTTCTGGAATCAAGATTAACTTTAGCGGAAGAATCGTATAGAGAGTCTACATTACCAGAAATTACAGAAGACTTTTCTATACTTATTGAGAACTCTATTAGAGCGGCTGTAAATAACATAGACTTTTCAGATGAAGAAAATTATGATATTTCTCATGAAATAAATTATAAAGAACTAAGTACTCAACTAAACTTCTTGAATCGAGAAGAGTTAATATCATTAGTACTTATAAATGTTACAGAATTATTTAAAGTAATAGAAGCGTAAAATGGGAACTAGAAGCTTAACTAAAGTAATCACTACCTGGAAGGATGAATCAGGAAAAACAAAGAAACAACCCCTCACTTGTATGTACCGTCAGTATGATGGGTACTTAGATGGTCATGGATTGGAATTAGCTGAATGGTTAGATGGTTTTACTATTGTAAATGGCATTCCTTCTGACAGGTCTGAACCTATGTTTAATGGTATGGACTGTCTCGCAGCTCAAATGTTTGTCCACTTTAAATCCAGTGGATGTAAGGATGATGGTACGCCAACATCTAATGCTGGAGGAATATATTGTATGCATCCAGACACAGAGGATTGCTGGGAAGAATACCTCTATGAGATATCAGAAGGAGATGACGGTATATTACTTACAGTATATGAAACAGGAATTGGAAGTGATAAAAAAGAAATATTCAAAGGAACACCAAATCAATTATTAATTAAAATAAAAGAAAATGTCGAACACTAATCAAATTTTAGAACAGAATGGACTTAACTGGAATGTAGTCAAGAAACCATTATTATATGCAGGAGAATGTACTCCAAGCGCAAACAATGGCTTACACAGTACAAACTACTATGGTATAGTAAGAGAAGATACAGGTGAGGTATTTAGTACTGTAAAAGAAACATACACTCCTACACAAAATCATACTATCATAGAGACTATGCAAGATATTGCTGGTGATAATGATTTAGAGATAATAAGAGCAATACCTCTGAACGGAGGAAGAAAAGTATTAGTACAAATGAAGCGCCCTAACAATCATATGATTATAGGAGGTCAAGATACAGAGCAATACATCTATGCTATTAATAGTCACGATGGATCAAGTAGTCTTAAGTTTGGCTTTATGAATACAGTTGTATTCTGTCAAAATCAATTTGGTTGGATGAACTCTAATGCTTTCTCTGGATACAGACATACACAGTCTATACAGGATAAGGTTAAAGAATTGCCATCTATAATCAACTTCTCTGGAGAAGAGGAGAAAATAGCAGAGCTACAACACTTTAGTGGTCAATCAATTGGTAGAGATGCTATTGAAGAAATGCTATTTAGTCTTACCAAGATTGATAGAGCTATGAGTCCTAGGGAAATAGAAGGAAATTTCTCTACAAGATCTATTAATATATACAATGATTTACAAAATTGTATAATGGAAGAAACATCTAGGGTGGGATTAACTAAATGGGGTTTATTTAATGGTGTAACGAAGTATACTACACACATGAAATCAGCTCCTTTAAGAGAACACGGTAGACAGGAAAGCATAATCACTGGCTCTGGACAGAAAATGAATGAACAAGCATTTAACTTTTTAAAACAATATTAATATGGGAGCAACAAATTTTGGAAATCTAGCAGTAGGTAGATATAAAAATGCATCAGATGCTTATAACACCTTAGTAGAAGACGCGGAACATCAATATGGGCATGATTCATATAATGGTACAATATCAACAACAGATGGCTTTAGAATGTCTAATGATAATCCACGATATGGAACAAAATCTTTTGGTAAATGGGAAGATAAAATGATTAATAATATGAATAAATATGATTGCCTCTGTGTAGAAATAACAGGGGCTGTCTTAAAAAGAATAAAAGATAACAACGGGTATAAAGGAAGAAAAGGAATTAAAGCTTTTTACTTTATAGGTTGGGCTGCTTGTTAAAATAATAATAATTAAAAACAATACTAATGTCAGAATTTAGATTTAAAGATGGTAAAACAGTAGAGGAACACTGGACAGAAAAAATTGCTAAAAATTTGGTTGGCAAGAAAATAACAAAAGTAGAATATCTTCCTACAGAAGAAATGGAAGACTCTGGATGGTATAAGAGGCCAATAGCTATTCAATTAGATGGTGGACATTGGTTAGTACCAATGATGGACGATGAAGGTAATGATGGAGGTGCTATATCTACTACCTTTAAAGATCTTGAAACAATACCTGTAATATAATGAGTGAAATACATGAACAATACTTTGAGAGCTTATATGAGTCTCAAATGAAATGCGTTAACAATAGCATAACAAGAGATGCTAAAAGAGTTATTTTAGATTTAATGAATGTTATAGTGGATAAGGCTCCTAATAAAGAAAAAGATGGAGCTATTGAACATGCTTTGGGGTGGCTTAAAAACAACCCATCATGAAGTTGGTTGTATTAGATTTCAATAAAGGTATAACTTATATTTATACAAAATTAAACATTAAATTGGATGACAGTCAAACAGAAGAGATGCTTTATGATTTAGGTCACAAAGCTTCAAATTGTCAATGGATGTTAACTAAAAATGAAATAATAATAAAGTGAGTAAGCTAGAAGATGCTAATATCAACTTAGATATTAACTTTACTTTAGCCCTGGTTAAATGTTTGAGTGAGCAGCTGCATACTATGCAGTGGGCTCATTCTCATCAGGTTAAACAGAAATTCAACAAACTACTTAAGGTTGCTAAAATATATGAAAAAGAAATAGACAAGTCAATGCACGATACTGATGACCAAACTATTGAAAACATATATGATGCTCTTATGGATTTAATATGTGACTCAAAGCAAATTGCTATTGAACAATTTAAAAAAGATAATAAACTATGAAAGACGTAAGCCCTTGTTGTGGCACTAAATTTGAAGACAGCTTTATAACAGATTGTTGTACTGTTGAAATGTACACTGATACAGATATTTGTCCTGCTTGTAATGAGCATGCAGACGCCTCTGGATTTATATGTAATGAATGTGAAAATTGGTTCGAGACCCCTGAAGATGGAGGTGAATGGAATGATAGAATGGAAGAAAATGCTATGGAAGAAAAAGCTAGCGCTAGTAGGAAATATGGAGAATAATTATATATTTGTTGGACTAAATACAATACCATGGAGATACACGATATAGAGCAAGCACTACTAGGAAAGTTAATTGTGAATAAAGAACTATTAGGTAAGTTCTCACAAATACTTCACAAAGACTTGTTCCATAATGATCTGCATAGATCCGTGTATCACGCTATAGATGATTTAAAAGATAAAGGTCAGGAAATAGATATATTAAGTATATCAAGACTTATTAAGGGAGGTAAGGGTGTTAATGTAACATATGAGCTTTCTTTAATAATTGACCAATCTTTTGAATACACAGAAGCTATAACTTGTATAGGAATACTAACTGAAGAATTTCAGAAAAGATCACTGTCTGTTATGATGCAAAATGTTGGTAACAGGATATCTAACCATGATGAATTAGAACTAATCATAGGGGATATTAATAGTGAAATGTCTAAGCTTAATATAAGTAAGGTGGAAGACAGGAAAGACTTGAAGACTCAGCTAAGTGAATTTCTAAAAGATATTGAAGTAAGGATGAATACAGACGGGTTACTTGGTATAGCATCTGGCTTTCAAGCTATCGATAGATTTACAGGTGGTTGGCAAGAAACAGACTTTATTATCGTAGGAGGAGCATCATCTATGGGTAAGACTAGTTTTGCTCTAGCTCTCGCCTACAACGCTGCTAAGTACACTGAGACTCCTACTGTTATATTCTCCTATGAAATGTCAGCTATACAGCTAATAAGAAGATTAGCATCTATGGAATCAGGTATCAGTAATAGATATATTACAAATGGAACTCTAGATGATACAGAGTTACGTAAAATACATGATACAATAACAACCATAGAATCTTTACCATTAACCATTGATGAAGGTAACATAACTTCATTGGGATATCTAACACATAGAATTAAGGATTATGTAAAAAATCATGGGGCTAAGCTTATAATGGTAGACTATCTTCAGTTGGTTAGCGCTAAGTCTGGTGCTGGTAGTAGAGAGCAGGAGGTTAGTCAAGTTGCTAGAAGTCTTAAGAATTTAGCTAAAGAACTTAACATCACTATTATAGCATTAAGTCAACTTAATAGAGGTGTTGGTAATCGTAACAATAGTAAGCCTACATTATCTGATCTTAGAGAGTCAGGTGAGATAGAGCAAGCTGCTGATGTAGTTATGCTTATATATCGTCCAGAGTATTATGGTATAGAGTTTAATGATGACGGTGAGAAGAGTCAAGGAACGGCTAATATAATATTCGCTAAGGGTAGAAATATTGGTGTCGGGGAGGTGACTCTAACTTTTAAAAGTGAAATAACTAAATTTGTAGATTATGAGAAAATATAAGTTAATAGGTAAGTATCCAATGATTGCAGTGACATTAGTCGCTGCTCTTATTTTTGTACTAGGTCCTATCATATTTTCATTAATTGTAGCTGCTATTATAATACTACCAATGTATTTAGCTGTTCAATTATTTGGAGATAAAGAATAATTAAGTATCTTTGTTCTCTAAATGGGACGAGATAAAACTAAAAAATCAACAGTACGAGAAATTGTTGCAGAGATTGCACACGATTTAGGTATTGATAAAAAACTTGTCAGACAAGTATTAATCTTAACTTTTAAAGAAATAGCATTAACTTTAATATTAAGAGGTAGACCTGTGATGATAAGAAGATTCGCAAAGTTCGTAGTTGCTATAGCAGCAGCACGAAAAATTAAACAAGCAAAAGAAAAAACAAAAGAAAAATGAATTTAAAAGATTTATCAAAAGAATTACCGTTCAAGTGGCGAGTACAGTCCACGAAATATGGTAAGACAACATGTGTAGCCTATATAGATGCAAGAGACTGTCAAGATTTACTAGATGAGGTATGTGGCCCTGAAAACTGGCAAAGTATGTTCTATGAAGAAAATGGTTTACTATTCTGTAAAGTAGGAATATATTGTCCAGAAACAGGAGCTGAAGAATATGGCAAATGGGTTTGGAAATCAGACACAGGATCAGAATCTAAAGTAGAAAAAGATAAGGGTCATGTATCAGATGCATTTAAACGTGCATGTGTATCGTGGGGTATAGGTAGATTCTTATACAGATTAGAGATACAGACTCTTACAACAAAACAATACAAGGGTAAAGAATACCCATACGCTCCAGAGAAAGATAAGATCATCTTTGACGGAGTAACATTAACTAAGTATATTAACTGGAAAATCAAAAACAATAAATAATGAGTATATTACCGTTTAATTTAAACACTAGTACAGAAACTAGAGCAAAAGGAGAAAAAGTAGAATACATATCTCCAGGAGCATATGAATGTGAGGTTACCTCAATGGGAACTTCTGATCAAAATGAGGACTACAAAGGATCTCCTTATATAGACTTCAACATCAAGAGTCTTGGTAAGGTAGGTAGATGTAGGTTCTGGGCTGTTAAACAAACTGACAAACCTTCAACACAAGAATGGAAGACTAAGCAAATCAAAGACTTCTTAGTGAATGCAGGAGTTAGAGACTTCAGTGATGATAGTAAGGCTATGAATGAAGCTATAGGTAAATCTCTTATGGTTACATTTATATCAGAAGAGTACGTAGGTGTTAATAGAGAAACACAAGAGCCTGTTATTAGAACATCTACAAAGTACAGATGGTCTGCTAAGGCTGGTGCTAACTGTACATATAATGATGACATGAATCAAGAGCTAGCGTCAGATAAAATGGCAGAATTTAGCAAAAAGCATTCTGATTGGTCAGCAGCTAATAAGTCTATGACTTCTAGTATTGACGATGAAAGTATGCCTTTCTAAGACTGTTATAATTTTAGTATATTTGCAAAATGAATAAAGTATTTATAGCTGACAATGTACCTTCCTCAAAGAATGGTAAGAGATGGACAGGTAAGTATCTGATTCACTCTAAGACAGTTATGAATTATATTAAGAATACTAAAAGCGACTGGGTGAGTAATAGAACTCTATTTGAAAGCCTTATAAAAAATAAGCAAGCTCCCTATGAAATTAAGTTTACGTTCATAAGGAATAGTAGAAGAAAGTTCGATTACATCAACCCATGTCAAACAGTTCAAGATTTAATGGTAAAATATGATTATATTCAAGATGACAATTGTGATTGTATTATTCCTAGTTTTGGGAAGTACAGCTACGACAAAGAAAAAGCAGGAGTAATAATTGAAGTATTATGATAAATAAAAACAGTTTAAATTATTTTATTGCAGATTACTGCACTAAAGCTAACACCACAATAGAGGAGTTAAAGTCTAAAACCAGAAAAAGAGATGTAGTAGATAAGCGTATGATAATTGCTTATGTGTTACGTAAAAAAGTAGGTCTAACTTTAATTCATACAGGTAATTGTTTAAATAAAGATCACGCAACGGTAATACATTATATAAAATCTACAGAAAGATTCTTAGATGTTTATCCACACATCAAAAGATTATACAATGCAGCTGTAGATTCATATGAAGAATTTAAAGATCGCTTAGACATTTCACACGACATGCCTCTAACTAAGAGTGAAAAAGAAACAAAACTAGTAGATATATTGCTAGAAAAAAATGAAAAATTAAAAACAAAAATAACTAAACTAGAAAAAGAATTACATGACAACAAAAGCAATTAAACCTAAAAAGGTAAAAATCAACATTATGGGTGAGAAATTCAAAGTTGAATCTAAAGTGAATGATGCATTAAAAGCACTATCAGAAGCATTACATGCTCATGAGGTAGCTTTACTAACATGGGTGCATAAAGATTATAACGGTACTGAGAAGACAGACATAAAAGGATTCAGAGAAAGTCTATTTGATTACTGTCTTAAGGTTCCAGAAGCTGGTATGATTTTGACTAGAATGAAGGAGATGGATGAGCAGTACGAAAAAGAACAAGCAGAAAAAGAGAATAGTACAGATAAAAAAGGGGAAGAAACGGGAGCAAAAGAATAGTAACTACTTTTGTAGAACTTTCTCTTTTTTGTTTTGTTTGCATTGGGGCTCTCTTAATCGGGGGCCCTCATGCTTAATACATAAACAATGAAATTAATAGAAGATAATCAACTAACACACGACTGCTACTACCAGGATACTGAATATGTATCCAACAGTATGCTTAGTAACCTCACTGGTAAATCACCAGAATACTTTAGGTTTGCAATGGATAATCCACAGCCTTCAACACCAGCAATGAAATTCGGATCAGCATTGCATATGAATGTACTGCAGCCAGAAGAGTTTAATGAAAGGTATGCAGTATCACCTAAGTTTGATAAAAGAACTAAACAAGGGAAAATAGATTCAGCAGAATTTGTTAAAGCAAATATGTTTAAGACTGTAATTACAGAACAAGAATATCATCTTGTAGAACAAATGACTGATAAGCTAATGAGAGATTCTGATGCTAAGGCTTTATTGACTAACGGAGATAAGGAGCAGATAATAGCTTGGGAAAATGAAGAGTATGGAGTTAAATGTAGAGGCATGTTAGATGTGTTTAATAGAGATGCTAATATAATAGTAGATCTTAAGACAACACAAGATAGCTCATACAATGGATTTGCAAGCTCTGTAAGGAAGTTTAAGTACTATAAGCAAGCAGCATTCTATATGGACGCTGTAAGAGCAGACGAGTTCTATATAGTAGCTATAGAAAAGAGTCCACCATTCAGTATAAATATTATACAACTTGGTGATGACTTATTAGATAAAGGTAGAGAACTTTATAACAGAGACTTAGAAGTATATAAGTACTGTATAGAGAACGACTACTGGCCAGGAGAAGGGTTTGACTATCTAGACAAGAAGTCAGAAAGGAGTATACATATAATGAGTGAAGATATATTATGAAAAATTCAGTGGTATTTGAAGGAGGTATTGATAAAGTTAGTACATTAGCAGACGGGAGCCTACGTATTTACGTGGGTACTCCTGAGCTTCCTAGTGAAACAATGGTTAATGTATTTAGCCTAATCAAGAAGCCTGGTTACGTATTAATATCAACAAACACTATCAATCAAGATCAGATAGATGCAGTTGAAAAAGCAACATCTAACGCAGAGTTTAGCGAAAAGACACCTAGTCAAAGAATGAGAGGGGTTATGTATAAGCTCTGGGAAAAAACACAACCTAAAACCTTAAACGGTGATACAGGTGAAATGGAGTATGTAGAATTTGATTTATTCTATAAAAGACAGATGAATAAAATAATTGATCACTTTAAAACAAAACTAGACTAATGCCAGTAAAAGAGAAAACATATTGTCCAGATACTGTTGGTAGCTTTAGAATGATGTTTGGCTTTAAACAGCCAACAAGTTATTATAAGAATAAATGGAAATCAATAGCTAAGGTAAGAGTTACCGAAGCATCACTTAGACAGAAAAGTAGATATGACGAAGCTCTCACATAATTCTTTGTACTACGAAGAAGGAAGAAATGGATCTACAATTATTAAAGATGTAGACAATAGAATACCTAGTTATTATATAGGTAGATATCATGGCTATGAGGCTAGAAAAGTAGTAGAGGATTTTGAACTTTCCTATAATTGTGCAACCGCCGTCACATATCTGTTGCGTTCAAATAGGAAGCACGATACGCCTGTTGCTTGTATTACTAAGGCAATAGCTCATCTAGAATTTGAATTAGAAAAATTAAAACTTAACATCAAGAATAATCTTTGAAAAAAGATTAAGAATCATGATAAAAAAAGTAATTAGAAAGAGTTTTAAGATCAGGCCTTCGGGTAGATCTACAGATTTTATATCTCCTAGTTTTGGTTATGGTTGCTTGTATAACTGCTCGTACTGTTATATGAAGCGCCATCAACCTACTGGGTTATCTGTTGCTATTAATACAGAAGATATTCTAACTGAAATAAATAGCCATGCTGCTTTCGCTGTTTTAGACAAGCCTAATCAAACACATGAAAAATATACTACTTACGATATAAGTTGTAACGAAGATTTTGCATTACACGCTAAACATCACGAGTGGGAAAAAATATTTACATTCTTCAAAGATCATCCAGATATTATGGGAAGTTTTGCCACAAAGTATGTAAACAATAAATTACTATCATTTAACCCTGAAGGCAAAATACGTATTAGATTTAGTTTAATGCCTCAAGTTAAGTCTGATATACATGAGCCAAATACATCTAAAATTATAGATAGAATAAAAGCTATAGATAGATTTATAGATGCTGGATATGATGTACATGTTAACTTTTCACCTATCATAGTTTATGATGGATGGCTAGAAGATTATATTAAATTATTTGAATTACTAAATAGCCATGTCATTAACAAAGAAGTAGTTTTGTCAGAATGTATATTCTTAACTCATAACTTTAAGAAACATATAGTAAATCTAGAGAGTGATCCTGCAACAGAAATTGATTTGTGGGTGCCTAGTATACAAGAGTCTAAAGTATCTCAATATGGTGGAGAAAACGTTAGATATAATTATAAATTAAAACGTGATTATATAAAACAATTTGTAGATTTACACAATAGCTTTATACCTTGGAATACAATAAGATATATATTTTAAAATAGATACTCAGGAAATAATTAATAAATAAAGGGTAAGACCTAAAAGCTTTTAATTTTTCAGACCTGTGTAGTAAAGGGGGGGAAGTGGTTTCCTCCCCAATACAATAAGTATATGTAAGTAAATATAATAAGGTGAAAAGTAAACAA